ATTATCTTAATATTGAAATGAGTAGTGAACACGAAGATAATAGATTTATTTATAAAGAAAGAGAGGAATAAATAATGGCAAATTATTTTGTAGAAGAAATAACTACAAGAGTCTACGCAGTAGAAGATGTACGTAGTAAAGAATCAGCAGAGGAATATGTAATGTTTATGCCGGGTACAGATAAAGTATCTTTAAAAGATATAGATGTACGCATGAATGTCATAGAAGAATAATGACTTGGGAATGGACGGAACAGGAAGATAAAGTTGACATTGTAAGTGTAAGAAAAATGAAATGTAATCATTATCCAAATGGAACAGACAGCACAGTAAAACTAGATGGAGATACAGATAGATTTTATTGTCTTAAATGTAGGAAGTGGCTTGGTTACATTCAAGATTACAACAACTTTGATGGTATGGGACCGGATGAATTTTAAATGAATAAAACATATTGGATTAGATATAAAGCAAATGATTTTAAAAAGAATCCTCAACTCGTATTAGATATGTTAACTGAATTAAGAATCAGAGAGATAGAGTATGGGCAAGATAATACCTATAAAGAAATGTAACTGTAAGATATTTAAACCATTTCCATGGGAGGAACACTTGATATTATGTAACTATTGTGCAACTAAGATACTGCTGCGTTATCCTAATCCTACTCGTAAATTTAAAGTGGATTCAGATACAGAGAGTAATGGAGAAGAATATTATAAGCGAGGAACTATTGCTAATAGAGATAGTAAAAGAAACTACAACAACATGATATCAACTGCTTATGGTGAAAGTTTATTAAGAGGTAAGAGACATCTAAAAGCAAAGATTGGACAAAGTGTACAAAAATCAAGAACCAAAATGTTAAAGGAGGAGATTTAAGTAGGGTGGACTAGAGTCGGAAGAGAACTCCGAACGTGGTCTTATTCATACCACGATTTAACACCACCTTACTCCCCACAAATAATATGTAAACAGTTGTTATAAAATGAAACACTTATTAACATGGTGTTAGATAACAACATAAGGAATTATGAGATATAAAGTTATTAGTATTAGTTTGTATGGAGGTCAAATGGAATACTCGTTTGACTCTTATGAAGATGCTGCAAGGAAGGTCCGAGAACTAAAGGACAACGACCACTCTTCAGCTTTCATAGTCAAGCCGATACAAATTACAGTATAAGTACAAGTAAATAACAAGGAGGAATATATGACTACATGGTATAGTCAATTAATTGTTGTGATGTTAGTAGTAGGAGGAACATTATTAATTCTTAACATACTAGCACTAGCAATAAAAGATTTAGTTGAAGATATAATTCATCACTTTAAACGTAGAAGATTTGAAGTACTAAGTCTTAATGATAAGGAGAAATATGAAACATAATGAAGATTGGGGTGATTGGGTAACTGTTGATTCAGTAAATAAATCTAACTCCAATAGCTTAGATAATCTATGTAAGAGGTTATCAGATATTAAATCGCTGTTAAATTCAGCACAATCAGAGGTAGAAGTCTTGACTTCTGATAGAAAAAGATTAGTAGCTCATGGATTCAAGATGGGATTAAGTGCTATCAAGATGGGAGAGTTACTAGGAATTACAAGACAAAGAGTTTACCGGTTAGTAGAAATGGGAGAAGAAGAATGACACTAGGAATAACAGATGTGTTATTAATTTTGTCATTGACTCTTGTTAGTATTACTTTCGGTATCAATTTAAACAAGTATAAGAGGAGAAGATAATGCCTAAATTTAACTTAGATAACTATGAGTTAGTAGAAGATAGACTAAAGAAGTTTTGGAAGGACCATCCAAATGGTCGTATCAATACAGATGTAATAAGTAGTAGTGATGATGGAACTATGGTCATAGTTAAAGCAGAACTATTTATAAACAAAGATGAGGACACTCCAGTGTCCAGTGGTTTAGCACAAGAAACTAAAGGTCAAGGTGGTTTTGCTAACACAGATTCATGGATGGAGAACGCAGAGACCAGTGCTATTGGTCGTGCTTTAGCTAACTGGAAGTATCAAGGTAGTGATAAGCCAAGACCAAGCAGAGAAGAGATGAGTAAAGTTGGAACAGGAGAAACCAACAAGAATCTTGATGCTTCTTCAAAAGCTACATTAGAAAAAGCCAAAGAAGAATTTGCTGAAGTTATTAAAGATGATGACATGAAGTACAGATTACAGGAAGCTCTTAAGTTTCACGAGAGTGATAAAACTAAAAGAGATAAATATAAAAGAGAATGTTGGGATGAGTTTACTAAAACTAATCCATCTAACTTAGATGAATGGAATGATGATACGTTCAATTCGTTCTTAGATATGTTTGTTGAGATTCAGACTGCTGAAAAAGGACTGATTGAAGAAGTCTTTACTGATGGCGTTGTTGAATCAGATGAAAAGAAATGTCCATCCTGTGATAAGTTTGGTTACATTGAGGATAACAGAGAGAAAAAAGCTACCGACCCAGGTAAGTTTGGAAAGATTCCTGACTTTGCTTGTAGTAACTATGGAGAGATGGCTGGATGTGGCAAAGGTTGGTGGATTAATAGTGAAGATTTACCTACACAATGGCTTTAGACCCCATTGGCAGCTCTCTAAAGATTAAAGAGTTAAAGAGTAGGTTAGAAAAAAGATTCCCTAACTTTAACTTTGATGTCAAGCAAGAGTTTGATACCAAACATAAGTCTCCATCTCTGTGTAAATCTAATACAATTAACTATACAGACATGGAAGGAAACTTATTCTGTGGGCAGAGATTTAAACTACAGAGTGATAAAAACCCTTTTAGTTATGAGTGGGCTACATGCCATGCTCTAATAAAGAAAGCAGAAGTAAAAGATAATTCAAAAGAGTTACCTTTTTAAAAGAATAGGAGAATAAATGAGCGACTTATCAGTTAACGATGCAGACCCAGTAGTTCTATTAAAGGAACTATTAAATAGAAAGACACCAGAGATTGCACTACCTAATGGTCAGACACAAGGTGGTAACCCAATCTTTAAAGAACATTCTATTGTTAATAAAGCTGGGAAGGTTCAACTGCTAGGGATAATGGCTAATGTAGAGTTAGTTGTTACACCATCAGAAGAAGAATAATGCAAGATGAAGCTAATGGATATGATAACAAGTATGCTGAATTTTATTTGGAAGAAGAATAATGAGTAATTTTAGAAATTATGAAGCTCATCAAGATATACATAAACAAATGTATGAAGAGGAAGAATAATGGAAGGTTATGAATATCCGTATTATTCGCCAACCCATACATCATCAGAAGAAGAATGACAAACACTTACGATTATCTTTTTAATTGTGAGGATTGTGGAGAAGAGTTTACCGAAGAACTACATAAATGTATTCATATAACAGGAGAGAGTAATGTCTAGTAAAAGAATTAGTGAACCAGGAAAGCATAATGAATTAGATTATGATGAAAGAGCAGGTAACTATATAGACTTTGCTGAAGAAATATTTGAGGACTACTGTATAAATAAGAGTATGAAGTTTAGGAGACTACATCTAAACGATACACCTGATTTTAAATCTAGCCCTATACCTCAATGGTTTAATATGAATCCTTTAATAAAATCCTTCCCGGATTATTTTGTATATGATGATGAGGAACATTTCTTCTGTGAAATTAAATCAAGTTATAAAATAAAACTCAAGGATTTAAAACACTATATCTTATTTGATTCTTTAATGTGTGAAGATTATGCAACAAAATATTTTATTGTTGTATGTATAAAAGGACATAAGCCTGACTTCCTTACAGTAGATAAGATACTCAAAGGATTACCTCAATCTAAATTAGATAAGTTCCATGATGGACCAGAGTATTTTAACCTAAAGAACCTTTAAGTTATCCCATCCTTTTTTATTTACAGTTAGAGTAAGCACTCCAGGATGGGACCATAGTCCAGTTCTTTCAGTAAAATCTATTGACTTATCTAATGAAGGACACTGGAACCAGGTTCTATCTCCCTGTTGCTTGGCTCTAAAGTGATGGTAATGACCGGTGATTAACAGCTGACATTCTCCTGCTTCCTGGAACCCATACATCTGACCCTTCCACCAGTTCTCAATCTTGTTCTCTGCGTTCCCACTGCCTGATGACATATGTCCATGACTCAGCCCAGTCTTAATTCCTTTTATGTTTAATACCTGGTGAAATCCATCAGCTACATCTACCTTAACCTGCTTGTATCTCTTAGGATTAGCTGCCATTATCTCACCACATATCTCCAGGTGCATTGTATCTGAATTATCCAGGCGGTTAGTAGTAACCTGACCCTTACCTGACCTGGACATTTCTCCATGGTTACCAGGTACACCTGCAAGTATTAGCTTATCAGCTAAAGGTAAGAAGGTATCTATTGTTTTCATTAGCATAGCTCTTGCTAGTGCGTACTGTTCTTTCAATGTGAGTTCAATATTAAATGCTTGGCTATCATAGAAGCCATAACAATTCTCTGTTAAATCACCGAGTCCTAATATATATATCTCATCTATTAATACACCAGCTTTACGTAGTTCATGTATTCTATTTACTCCATCTTGTAAAGCAATGTCATACCTTTTGATTGTGTTCTCAACTCCCAGGTCTTGCTTACCTAATTGCCAATCACTACACAACCAAAGGAATGCTGTATCTCCACCATTATATTTAGGTTTAGCTGGTGGTTTCTTCTTAGCTTGTTTGAATAATTCTTTAAAGTATTTATCTTGCCCAGGTCTCTTCTTCTTTACTACACCTTTAAAGGCATAAAAGGTTTCAACAGTTCCACCTTTAAGCTGGGTATTCCAGGAGGATGCACGTACTGTATCTACTATCTCATATAACTCTGGATTAAATCCCCATCCACGTAATATATCATCAAATTTATTACGATAGTTAGGGTCTGTTCCAACGTGGGTAATCTCACCTAACCCAGTTGATTCATTTAGTTCTAGTCCTGGTTGCCATCCTGATTTGTAGAAGTTATTACCCCACTCTTCAGGAGTCTTTTTCTTTTGTGTAATAGCTTAACCTCCCTGTTCTAATAGTATAAACAGTTTTATATAGGTTATCTGTTACTTAGATATTTGTTTCTTTGCGTATGTCTTGATGACTGCTAATGCAGCACCACCACCTGCAAGTGCAGCTAACTGGAGTGCTCCAGCATCTATACCTACTAAAGGTGCAACTGTTAATGCACCAATGAACGCTTCAATGAAGGTCCAGGCAGTTCTTTCAATCATATCT